GAAGTTTGACGTATTTTAAGATCATAATCATTATTTTCTGGATCATCAGGAGTAAATTTCAAACTTACATTGTCGGAACTATCCATCTGTCCGAGAAGACTACCAAGTTCTAATGGTGAAGTATGAATTTTTGCTCTTTCAGCAGTAAATATATTTAAATCATCTTTAAATAGGATAATATCTGATATTTGAGTATTACCTGTATTTGGATCTCTAATTTGCACTAAGAACGTTGCGTATCTTGCGTTTATTGATAAATCTAAGAATTTAGTTAAAGTTGTAGCAGTGCTCTTAAATAATGTAGATATATCATCTATCTCTAAAACACGATTTGTCTTACACTCAATATATGGAGATAATTTTGTATTCTTTAATTTGAGGAATTTTGATTTTCCATCAATAGTATCAATATCCAAGGCAAAATCAAAGTTATTAATTGTATCAACTCTTTTTTGATCTATAAAATCTAATGCAAGAGTATCTGCAAAACTTGAAGTTGTAATACCTGCACTAGCACTAGATGATATTCCTACATCAGCAAAATTCTTTAATCCACTAGTGTGAAGTAATCTATTTACAGAACTAACAAGAGTTTCGTAAGTTACTGAACTTTTTACACTATATGATAAATTTTGATAGTAATCATTATCTGGTATCAACTGATAATCTTGACTTAATTTTCCTATATCATCATTCCAACCTTGATCTTGTCTTAGTGAATAATTAATATCAAATCTTCCAGAATTTTTTGATATTGTGTTAATTGTGGCTATGTTACCAGAAATAAACCCTTTTATTAATTGACCAGCAACTAAATTAAATGCACCAGGTGTTTCCTCTACAACTTTTATAAACTCATTAGTTGATACAGATACTTTTAAATCAACAGGGATATAAGAGGTTCCTACAAATGCTAATAATTTTTCACCTACACTAAATTTAGAAATTCCTTGGGTAATTTTGAATTGTGGGTAATCATTTCGACTTATTAGAGAACCAAAAGAATTTTGAACAGTTTTTGCAATACCAGCGTTTGAAGTAAATGGAGATATATCAAATGAAACTGTGGCAGGATTTACATTATTAACTGCTGTTACTTTAAAGAAATTAAATCCATTATCGACAGAGTTAAATCCATTTCCAGTATCACCAAATTTTTGAAGACCTTCAACAAATATTTCCTCATTTACTTCAAACGGTGGAACGGAGAAACCTAATATTGGAGTTACAAGTGTGCAAGTTACAATACCAACTGCTGCATCATAAACTAATTTACTTACAGTTGATCCATTATCATTATCTGTTGCAAATATTTCATGAGTTACTGACTGCAATCCCTTGGGTGGAACAATAACTTCTACGTTACTTAAAGAATTACTTGCAACTGTACCAGTTATTGTTCCTGTGGTATCTTTAATTCTAGTAAGTGGATTAATAATTACTAAATTAGGAGTTGATGTGTAGTTTTTACCACCATCAATTATTTCAACATCTGTAATTGTGTCAGAATTAATTACTGATACAACAGGAGAAACAAATGCTTCAGGTTTGAGTGTTGGATCTGATGAATATTCAAAACCTGGATTTAGAATTCTAATATCATCTACCCTATTAATTGTTGTTGAATCTGGTAATAAAGTAGCATTTGTTCCTTGAGTTGATGCAACACTTACAAAAGAGGGTAAACTGTCATATCCAACTCCACCAAAATCAATATTTACTCTATCAATAGGACCCTTTGCCCTTGGTGATTTTGTAGAATATTTTAATACACTAGTCTCTGTTGGTGTATATGATAATTTTTCTGGGACTTTTGGTATTGATATACTAAAACTTGTATAAGATGCACCAACAACAGGTGGAACATTAAAGATTGAATATTCACCATCATAATCACTATTTAAATAATGAATTTTGTTATAATTAATAACATCAGTATCAGATGTGCTAATAAATCCTGATTTCTTAATATTATAGTAAAGAATTGATGGGTTACTATCGGAATAATTTAATGTAACTGTTGCTGTTGATGTAACACCAACTGTTCCAACTCCTATAACTTGTAAGTTAGTTGTATTTCCTACTGATACAAATTGATTCTTATAATCTTTGTCATGGTAAATGTTAAGGTCATATCCAAGTAAAGATGAGTGTCCTACTCCAAATACTAGGTTATTATCTCTTATAATCGGTATTGGGGGGTTAACTAAGGAAAATTCATGTTTACTACCTGTTGCACCACCTGTTGTGCTAAGTTCAATAATATTGGCTGGATTACTTGTAACATCATTATAAGTTTCACCTAATTTAAAATTATTATCATCAACTTTGAAAACATAATACGACTCCTTATTTGTTAAACCTTCTGTTATAGAGGTTGAGATATATTGTACTTTATCACCAGTGTTTAAATTATGAGTAGTAAAGTTAAAATTATTAGTTGCAGTTGTAACTCCACTAGATGCAATATTAATTGGATTGACTAATAAATTGTGAGTATCTGAATCAAATCTAAGATCTATTTGAGTTGATGTTCCTATACCAACAGATTGATTTGGAGAAACGGATAATTTAACTACATCACTATTAAGCAAACCATGTGCAGTTGAAACAGAAACGACTGCATCAATTCTTTGCAAGGTTCCAGTTACCTTATCAAAATTACTTTCAAACAAATATTCAAAACTGCTTGTACCAACAGTTGTGTCACCTATGAAAGATAATCCGTCAGAGGTTGTAGTTAAACCAACCTGAGTTACTATACCAATATAATCCTTAGACTTTCTAATTACAAATACATCTTGACTATTACTACCTTCAGGTATATTAAACGTAGTTACCCCATCATCCTTAGAAACTGTTAATGCATATCCTACACTTGGTTTTGTTAATGTGACTCTTTGATTTGTTTTAAATGGATGATTTGGTAATCTTATGCTACGAGTTGGTGTTGATACAACACTTATCAAATCACCTAATGTTGAGGTTGCAGTTGATCCTAATCCAACAACTGTACCTACACCAACAGATTCATGTGGATTAAAAAATACTTTATCATCTATTTTTGAATCAAATACTTTTGTTTTAAGAGGAATATTAAAGAAACTAGGTATTAATGAAACTGATGTAGATACAGTATGAATACCACTTGATAATCCTCTCTTAACCCTTATTACATTATTTTGGTTAAATGTATTTAAAACAGACAATACTTCTGTTCCAATACCTATGGTGCTACCAACTGAAATATGATCTGGTATATTTGTAACGTAAATATCAGTTACAATACCTGTTGTTGCAACATTTGGAACTTCTTGGTATACAACTGTTTGTGCAGTATTAATACCAATTTTGTGTGATCCTGCAAGTCCTTTAATTTCTGTTGTACTTAAACCAGATATAACAATATTATCGTGTGCATTTAAACTAGGAGCAGTTGAAATATATGCTGCTACGTGAGTTGGATCTCTCCAAACAAAAGTTGCATCAAAAGTATCAACAGTGGTATTGATTGATTCAATTGTTTTACCAGAAACTCTGTTAACAGATATACTTAAACCACCACCATTCGTATCTGTATTATCGAATATTGCAGAATCTCCAACTTCATAATTATCTCCTGTATTGATAATTTGAATTGAATTTATTGAACCAGATGTGGTTGATTCAACAACAGATGACTGTTTAGTTATTTCATTAGATTCAACTATAAAATCATTATCTGCAAATGGATCAGAAACTTTATATGGATAACTATTACGTATTAAATCAGAATCATTAAAATTAAATGTTGATTGATTAAGATTAAAGTTTTCAGTTGATGGGTCAGTTCTATAAGTGTCTCCAATAAAGTATGGAAATTCTGGTAGTAAAGAATTAGAACCAATACCTACAAAATATGCATATACTCCATTAGGATACTCTGGTGTTCTTCCATATCTACCATTATGTTGATCTAAATCACCTGCATTAGTAAAACTATAATCTTCAACAAAAAATCCATTACTAAATTGATGTGGTCTATTAACAACATTATTAGGATCTAAAACATATCCAGAAGTCAATATTTTAACAACTGAATTATCATCATTTGGGTTACTATAACCATAAGGTCCATATATTGGATTCCCGTCATATGCCCAACCAATTATTGGTGAATGTTCAGTGCCAGTATCACCAAAGGCATCATTTCCAATTTGAGTTGAGTAACCAACAATTGAATATTGTAATTTATTATTAGTCTCAATTAATGCTTCATTACCATATCTTGCAAATGTATTAACAGTTAATCCTCTTATACTTGCTTCAAGTTTACATCCATATCCTGGTGGAATAACTTTAATATTAATTTTATCTTGTTGATACTGTAATCCACCTTCTAAAATAATTACTTCTTCAATCTTACCATCTTTAACTACTGCTCTTAATTTTGCACCAAGACCAGTTCCTATTCCTACCACCTCTAAATCAGGTGCAGAAGCATATTCTCTACCCTTTGTTTGTATTTCTACAAAAGTAATTTTACCGTCTGTTACAATCGGTTTTAACTGAGCATCCTTACCAGTTTTAATCTTTACTGATATTGATTTTTCAAGATTAAGAATATCAGAACCATACCCAGAACCCTTGTCATACAATAGAACATCAGATATTTCACCTCTAAGAACTGGTGTCGCTGTTATTACTCCAACATCAGTGTTAGCTAATTCATATTTTAAATTTAATCTAACATCTGGAAATTTAAATACTTGGAAACCTGTTCCTTGATCAGAAAACTTAATGTAGTCTTTTCTTTCAAATTCTGATGTTATTGTGCCACCAAGACCAGCATTTGTAAGTCTAAATGCGTTACTGTTTAATTTTAGTACTTGATAAAAATTAGAAGTTGTAGTAATACCAGTTGATGTTGTTAAACCAGTAATTGTAGTTGGTAATGTAGATCCTATACCAACAGCAGTTTGATATACAATTTTATCACCATTATTAAATCCATGATTATCAAAATGAATTACATTTGTTATTGTATTAATTCCTATTGGTTTAACAAATACTTGTCTATTTTCATACCCACTTCCACTATCTAATACTCGGATATCTTTTAAAGTTTTTTCATCATAATATAATTTAAATTTATGAACACCTATTTTATTAGTTGTAGTAAATCCAACAGTGTTTATACCTGCACTAAAATCACCTAATGTTTGATATAATTTTATGGTGCTTGGATTGACAACTTCTGGATAATACGTGGCAGTGTTTACAAGAGTTGTAGTTCCTAAACCAACAACTGATGTTCCCGAATCGTTACCAACAGTTCCGATACCAAGTGGTGGATTATTGTTGCGATCATAAATTAAAGGTTGACCACTTATAATATTATGTCGATCTTGAAATGTTATTGTTTCATCTACATTATCAACACCACCAGATTCTGATAGTAATCTAGCATCAAAACTTAACTCTCTTTTTCTTTCTGCTAATACTGGTTCTAATATCGCTCCATTACCATTACCACCTTCAATTGTTGCTGATAATACTCTATGAATACCAAATTTTTGTGGATCAACCTGAACTTTGGTCACACTACCAGTAATTACTGGTCTTATTAAAGCTGTCGTATTCCCGATACCTGGACCTGATAATGTAACTTCTGGTGGATTTATAACATCATAATTTCTTCCACCATTTAATAATGTAATATTATCTAATGGTCCAAAAAATATTTTATCATTTGATTTATAATTTTTTATCTCAACACCATTAATTAACATTCCTGTTGATCCTGGATTTGTCTTTACGGATGTAGAATTTACTAAATCTGGATTAAGAGGAAATTTTTTGAATAATTTTTGTGATGCAATTTCTTGATCAACAGTTCCAACAAGAGAAAAGGTATGTGTCCCAGTTCCTGGTTGTAACGATTCAAACTCTACAAAATCTGCTATTGGAATAAATGATCTAGAACGATAAAGTCTTATTTGATTTCCATTTGATAAAACTTCAACAAAATATGAAGATTCTGGTAAATTTGGTATAACTGTTCCTTGTGCAGTATAAAATATCTCATCCCCAGTTATGAATGGCACTGGACTTGGGAAAGATAAGATACTATATTTTAGAGTGTTAGGATTATATCCAGAATTTGGTAATTCATTTCCTGCAACAGCTTCTGGTAAAATTGATTTAGGTAATTCAGTGGTTATTTGATATGATGGTAATGAATTGGATGCAACATATAAATTTTCATCCATTTCATTATAAACATTAGTTACATCTGATGTAAGAATATTCTGACCAAAATCCATGTCAGTTTTTGTACTTGAAGCACGATTAACAACTCTTCTTAAATCATAATCACGATTTGGATCTGGTAATACTGTAATATTTGATAATAATGTTAGATTGTTTATTGAAATAGTAGATGTATCTTTATTAATATTACCAACCGTACCAGTAGCAACTACCTCTTCTCCATTTTGAAATAACACCTCAATATTATCACCAATTTTTAGACTTGATTTATCAATATCACTTGTAAATAAAACAATATTGGCACCGAATATATTTTTAACTTTAAATCTTGAAGAAGTATTATAAATCCATGAATTTGCAAATATTTGTTTCTTTGTTCTATCTTCGGATGGATTTAATATTTTTTCACCAACATTTCTAACTGTTATATTTTCACCTTGTGTTAGTAAACGAATATCTGATGTTGGAACGAATTTAGATAAAACACCAGTTAATCTTAACCTTACTTCTTTGGTTAAATCACCACCTTCATAACCATAATAGTATTCATCTGATCTAATATCATCAGTTGTAGATATAATTCCTACAATATTTTGACATCCAAAAAATTGATTAACTGATTTGTCACTGTAATAGATATTTGTACTTATTCCAGATACTAAAGTACCAGTTGCTCCAAATCCTACGGTTGAATCAACGGTAATTACAGAAGAACCTGCTGAAACATTTCCAATCACCTTTGTTTTGGGAGTTACACCAAATGTACCTTCAATTAAATCAACATCATTGAATCCAACAAATAAACCAATCTTATAATATACCTTTCCTCTTCTTGTTAATGGTTCAACTTCGGATATTGATGCTCTTGTTGCACTATCAGATGATTTTACGATAGTTTGACCAACTAAATGAATAGGATTGCCAGAAAGTGCCTCTGCAATAACTACTTCTCTCCTTATAAATTCTGCTGTTGATGGTTTGATTAAATATTTCTCTAAATCTAGAATTTTAGGTGTTTCATTGTATAATACGTTGAATAATATTCTAAATGACTCTTCTGTACCTTTTGATTGATATAATGACTTTGAGTTTTTGATAAAATTACTTACATCAAGGTTATTAACAAAATTTACGTTTTCTAAACCAGGTGTAAGTAACTTTTTCGTCTTTTTATAAAATTCTTTAAGAAAAAGTGCACTTAAATTTATAACAGTTGCATCATTTTCATGATTTGTTGCTGTTGTGTCTGAAAATACTAATTCTGATGGATTATTATCTTGATGATATGTTGTAATTCCACTAAAACCACGAATACATCCTGTAAAACTATTAGTTGTGATTCCAGTATATGTTATAACCTCACTTTCAATTTTAAAAAGACCATATTCATTTGGAAATCCCTTGGTACTACTAACATTTACAGTGGTATCAGTGATTGTAATATCACTTGTTAACTTTGTTTCTCCAACAACAACTTCGGGTGTTAAATTATCTAATTTTATGTACTGGTCTAAATTATCAGTAAGGTCAATTGGACCTCCCTGATATTCTTGGGATATGTAATACTGTTTTAGAAAATCTACTGCCTTTGGACTTTCAGATATTAAAAACTCAGGTATTTGGTTTTCAATTATCTGTTGGACTTTGACTCTTTTATCAATTCCAGTGGTTATCATATTATCCTCTTACCAGTGCTCCATTTGCATAACTTGATGTAATCTTATATCCGACACCTGATATCTGTTCACCAGAAGTAATCGTGTCTTTAACCATATTTATGGTACTATCTCCAACTGCAAAACTGAGGTACAAATCTTTAAGTCCAATAACATCATTTGATTCAGGAAATGCCTGAATTTCAATAATATTATTTGATTTTTGAGTGGACGTTATGTTAACTGTTGAAACTATCACCTCTCCATGAACATAATCAACTATTCCAGCAGAAGCAACAATTAACTGACCCTGTGATAGTTCATTATCACCTTTTACAATCGCTATGACACCCTTACCACTTCCATCTAATGATCCATCACTATTTTTATTAGGTATATCAGTAAAATATAATGTATCAGTTTGACCTTGAATTGTAAATCCTGTACTTTTTATATTTTTACCCTCTGGATTTATATGAAATCTATTACCATAGCATAACTCATACTGAGCAAATTGATTTGTAAGTGCTTTTAGATTTCTCCTAATCCTTACTCTTGTTATATTTGATGTAATTGCATCATCAATATTATCAATTACATTTACTAGTCTACTATATTTAAATCTTCCACCAAATTTATTAATATCAGTGGATGAACCATAAGTAAGAAGTCCATTTATAATATTTGTTTTTAATTCTGATACGGTAGTGACCTTTGATTGATCATAGTATACAAAAGAATCTAACTCAACATATAATAACTTAAGATCAAGTATTTTTTGATTGATACCAGCTAATGTATATCCTTTTAAGTTTGATAAGATAGACTGTTTATCAAAATCAGACACAAATTCACCATTTTTTGGTTTGATTGTGATAAAGACTGTTCCAAACTCTGGTGGATCAAGTTCTTCACCACCAACAACAGAAACTGACTCAGTATTAGGATATATTTGTTGTATTACAGACTCATAATCCCTTGCTGTAACTGCTCTGTATTGTGATGAATAAAGTCTAGGTGCAAAATACTTAATTGAGTCGATTGACTCTATGTTACCCCCGTTAGCTGCCGCTGAGACTGTTGTAATTGTTGGTGTAGTTGATGGTAAAGATATCTGATTTGATGAAGATGCTACACTACCAGCAAAACTAAACAGTGCAGGACCATTCCCTTCGACACCATCAGTAACTATGTAAGAAACAGTAATCACTGCTTCATTTTCTAACTTTTTACCAAATACACCATCACCAAAGAGCAATTCATACCTTTCATCAGTAATCTCTTGTATTAGATAAGTCTCTGATATATCGGTTATGTTTAATATATTGTCTACTTTGCGATATTCTCTTCCTAAACCAGTGTCAGCAGCACCTTTTACAAATACTTTAATGGTTGAAGTGTCAATGAATGAATTTTCAAGTAAAAATCTTTGATCAAGTGATCCATCTACTGTAAAAGTCTTAGTTAGATATGACCCCTGATACACAACTATGTCATTAAATGATCCAGTGCTACTTACTACATTACCATTTGCATCAAAAGTTTGAGTTGTAGTGGTTGTAATGCTTTCTGGTATTGAAAACACATATGAAGTATCATTTGCTGAACCTACACATACCAAACCAGCTTGAAGAGTGATTGTTGGAGTGTTTCCAGAGGTTGTAAAGTCAAAAGATACAGTTGCTTGAGCAGAACTTCTTGATCTGGGTACATATCCAATGTTTCTTGCAAGAGAAACTACGTTTTCACGAACAGTTGCAGAGTCTAAAAACGACTCATTCACAACCATGTTAGAGTTAAATGCAGTAATATACGTATTATATGCTAATGTGTCAATTAAAACTGAAAAATTAGATCCTTCAAAGTCAAAATCCGTAAAATCGGAGTTTGCACGGATATAATCCTTAATTGAAGTTTTAATTTGATCGAAATCGAGGTTTGTAAACTTAGTAAAAGGCATTTATCTTGTTGCTTCGAGCATGAATGTGAATTCTTGTATAGGAACTTCTTGTCCAACTATGTTAAAGAAAATTTTGACCTCAAATTCGTTCGTATCTGGTCGTGGTTCTACTTCAACATCTACATTTTCTATTCTAGGTTCAAAATTTTCAAGTGTAATCAGTATTTGATTCTGAATAACTGATGCAGTACCAAAATCTACAAATTCAAATAGGCTATCACGTACCTCAGACCCCAAAACTGAGTTAAAAAACCTCTCAGTTGGAATAGTTTGTATTAAATTTCTTACAGACTTCTTAATTGCATTCTCATTTTTGAGAATTGGGAGGTCTTTTGTGACTGGATGAGGGGTAAAAGACAAACTTATGTCCTTAAATGCCCTTGAAACCCGTTTTATTGCCATATTAACAAGAGTTTTCCTGTTTTATTTATGACACTTTTTAAGAATGTTATTATTTATCCTAATTCTGGTTCAATTTCGTCTTTTTTTGCTCTTTCTTTTGCTGTTTTCCAAAAATAATTCTCTTCTGAACCCAATCCATCACGATCATGACCGTTTTCTACCTGATAGTAGACGGTTGAAACCTTAAAATCGGGTACTTTTGGTGTTTCTGGTGTAATACTGTTATCATAGATACGCATTCTGTTGTTTGGATAGAGACAAAACTGCCCATTATCTAATTCTAGAAGGTTATGAGACTTATGTTCAGCAGGTTGTTCACTTGTTGAGTAGTCAATTGCGTCTACATCTGAGTGATAATTGTCCAAAGTACAAATATACGTGCCAGTTTGGTTGCCATAGTCCCTTGTCATGACCTCATAATGCATAGATCCAATAAATTGCTTCTGAACTGCAACAACTCCATAGTCCATGCAGTTCCAAAACTGTAAATTATGCAGTGTCATATCGGGTTTTGGAGTCTCAGGATCACTTGTAAACGCAGAAATTGGTAATTTATCAAACATTGCAGCGTATTCTGGTAGATAAGTCTCAAAGTAAAAGGCACGACCAGGTATACTTTTCGCAGATACCCAGACTCCTTTTACAAATTCACCATGACCACTCTTATGATCGGTCAAATACTCTTTTCTTACCCATACTTCATAGGAAGGTAGATTCGCAATCAAAGTAGACATTCTTTATTTTCCTTGACCTTTGTATCTTTTACGAGCCGAGTTACGGGATGTTGCCGAGTATTTCGAGTGTTTTCCCTTTCCTTGACGAGTTTTTTTCGGACGACTTTCAATCGTGTTGCCCATGCTAAATGTTTTTGCCATTAGTTTTCTTTTACGTCTGTTTCGAGTTCGAGCGGATGCGGTGTACCATTTGCAAAGAATTCATCCGCTAAGTCTTGCATTTTATCAAAGTACTCTTCTTCTGTAAGGTTATCAAATAAAACCTCACCCTTATGAGAGATACTATATAACTCTTGTTTTTTCATGTCCTACACGAATACGAGGGTCACACATAATACGGAAACCTGCCTTCTTTGCATCAAGGCAAAATGAGACATCTTCTCCGCACATGTCTTGAACAGCACCAGATTCAAATACTTGCATCTTCGGAGCAAACCAAGGATATGGCATTTCTTTATCTTCAAATACTCCATGCTTGATAAGTAACCATCCGAAACCTGCATAATCCACTGTGAATGGTTTCTTTCTCTTTGCGATTGAGTCTAATGTCTCATGATTCATGACTCCACCATTACCTTTGAAGTCATCTTCATCTAACCAATGAGCAACTGATGTAGTTCTTCCATCTTCTGTACAATACCAACCTGATGCAATCTTTTCATCCATTAGAACCAGTTGATAGAACTTCTCTACATTGAACACGATATCTGAGTCTATCCATAACTGATAATCATATTTTAACTTACCATCCCAAGGTAATTGATCAGGACCTCGAAGAACATTAGCACCAAGACACTTACATCGGGCAAAATTTACCATTGATGAATAATCTTGTGATATTTGTATACTTGCCTTTGCTTGAACTAAGTCAAAGCATAGTGTCACAAAGTTTTTTAAAAATGTATATGATACTCCTCGACCTGGTAGACAGAATACTACTGTCTTACCTGCTATCATTCTTTTTGCTTTATCGTAATCCCACTCTGGTGTTTCTGCCTGTTTTTTTGCTTTTGCAGCAGCTGATTTAACAGTAAATCCTTTTGCCATACTAATGTTCAATTATAATTATATAATACACTATTATCTATACGTTGTCAATAAGAAGTTATTTTTTTGACTTGTTCGGTTTACCTTCTTTATAGTTTAGTTTGATGCCTTTCATATTCAATAGCACCATCTTAGTTTCTGTCATTGTCTTATCATAAAAGACAATTGTTTCTTCGTGAATGCCTATGTCGCCACTCATAAATCCTCCTGTAAAGTACTTTTATATTGAATTCTTCCTTTCAGTTTATCATATAACCTAATTATTTACAAGTTTAATGATTGCTTTATATTTACTAATAGGAATGTTCTTCTAATTTACCTTGTATGCAAGCATCATCTATACATTCAACGTATGTAAGTTCTTCTTTAAAATATGAGTAATATATTTTTCCCCAAATTATATCAAACTCCTCTTGGTTTAAATTCTTAAACAGGCATTTGTCATTTAAGTAGATGTGATAGTTTTTCATTAGTCGTCCTTTTCTGTAATGATTACTTCTTCTGTATCAATATTAAATCGAAGTTCAGTTCCCTCATACCAGCTCATGTCATTCATTATCCATTCGGGTATGATGGTGTAGTATTCCCCAGTGTTCGGATCGGTCTCTATGGTGGTAAAAATTTCTGCGGGATTTTTTTTCATGTAGTGGATTTCAGTTTTCATTTCTGATTGTATCTATACCTGGGAAAATTTTTGTATCAGAAATGGCACATTTATCTCGCTTCCGTAACACTTTGTAGGTTAGGTTCCCCACCCGTTTTTATATACGGGGGGATCAACCCCCGTATAACTGCTGTATCACGAACGAATGATATTAAAGTTATAATGTGAAAAGACCTCTCTGTCTACCAACTTATATATTCCGTGATCCCCTGCCATTACATACCCTTCCCCTGAGATGTATTCATTACCTATGAAGCACTCCGCATCAAAATCATCTCTCATGCGGTATAAGAAGTTTGTTTTGATCCTTTTAACCAACAACCACAACCTTACAAGTGAATAGTTTGCAAACTCCTCCGCAACTATCTCATCTCCGTCCTTAATATACGCATTGAGATCCTGTTTCAACTGCTTTGCTTCGGTGGGTGTTGCAAAGTCTACCATTGTTGCAATCTGACGGGCAAACGCAATCGCAAGGTCTATGTCTATCTCTGCACCCAACTCAGATAACCACGCAGTGGGTTGAACAAACATTGTCGGATCTAACTTCTCTGTTAATGGTGTTGCGTTCATCTCTTTAAGTGTTGCTCCCTTATACTCTGTATGAGGTGCAACCACGACTCCCACATTCTGAACTTCGGCAAATGTATAAGAGATTGCGTTCGGTTTATAATCTCTGTAACCTCCGAACCCGATGAAGTCCCCTTGAAATACACGACCCTCAAACCCGATACGTGGTAAACAATGCAAACAACGTATTAAGATTGAATTTAATTCAAAGTCAGGGTGGTTGCGTTCAATATCCTGTACAGTATAATTGACCTTCGGGGTTCTCTTGTTAAATACGGACTTCGTGCCAACAAAAAACTTTCCGTTCTCTGGATCAGTACCCCACACAATAGCGGGTGATCCGTCTATCTTCACGGAATAATGGTTCTCTGATTCAAATGCTTTGAGAACAGACAGATCCCCTGTAAGGATACTGTCTTCGGGGTGTTCAATGTGTAAGTTCTTCATATTAAGCAAAGATAGGGTTTGCGTACTTTGAACATGGGTGCGGATCACTTGGAGAGCAACCGAACGAAGCAATAAATGTGTCTAACTCTTTGATTGCTTCATCAGATAGGTCATCAAAATCAACTCCGCATATGTGGTCTACTCCCCACTCTGCAACCTCAAACACGAACTCTTCCCAGTCGCAACATACATGAGCAACGTTTTCAAAGTTGTCTACTTTGAGGATTCTTTCTGAAATTCTTTGAACTTGTGGTAACATAATTTTGAAATTTGTTTTGTGGTGTATGTACTTATTATAAAGGATCAGATACCCAACTGTGGGTATCTGTAACAATTAGAAATATCTTCTTTCACCAAGTGAAAGAGGTCTTTCACCATACTCACCGCAGTGAGTGTCCATTGTGTCTAATGCCTCTGCATATCCAAATTGCTCAGACATTGTATACATTACGTCATTAATTTCATCAGGTGAACAGAAAAGGTTTTCTGTTTCTTGAACTTTACCAAGTTTGTTATAAGCAATGATTTTGTAATCGAACATAATTTTTAAATTTGTTTTGTATACTCTTATTATAAAAGGTGATGGGGACTTTTGCAAGTCCCCTTGTGCCACTTTATAATTCGTCCATCATCTCCTGCATCTCTCCGAAGTCTGCTTCGTCCCACTTTGCTCCGTCAGGTGTTTTGTCCATATAGATTTCTTTGATGCAATTAACGAAGTCCCCGTAATTTCTGTAATCTTTTGCTAAGTTATAAAAACCTTCGTCCCCTCCTATCCATAATGCACAATTCCAAGTTGTCCAATCTGACCACCCGTTATACTCTGTTCTTGGTGTGTCTGTTAGGTTGATTGCTGTTTGAAACATTGATGTAACTCCTTTTTGTATACTCTTATTATAATAGATAACGGGGACTTGTGTAGTCCCCGTGTGACAGTTTACGAACTGTCTACTTGAACGCTGTCAACGGGTGGGGTCGGTTGTTACAATACTCAAGGGACTGCAGATAGACCCCCATGTAATCCTGCACCTTCTCCCATAGGTTATTAATTCTTTCGTCCTCGGTTCTGCCTTCAGCATCCCAAATTCCTAACCCGTTGATGGACTTCCACTCAAGATCTTTGATCTCTGCATCGGTTTTGAATTTTGTATCAAAACGAATGTCTTCAACGATGTATTTCTTATTCATTAGTTTGCCCTCCAAAAAAATGCATTTTCTCCGTTGATTTGCTTAATCAAGGCATCTGCTTTTTTATTGTTCTCCTTCTCCAAATCATCACACATTTTAATCAATGCTCTCAACCCTGCTACGTCCTTTTCAAATTGTTCTGTGGTGTACATGAAAAAACTCCGTTGTGGTGTATACGTTTATTATAAAGGATGCAGGGACTAATTAAAGTCCCTGTAACACTAACTTAATATTCTGAAACAATTCTCAACCAACTCCAAACCTCTGCTCTGGTTAACCAACCCCTAACATCAGTCCACTCTTCGTCATAGTGTAGTTTGTCTCCTTTTAAAAGTGCGATCTCATAAAGACCTTCTTTCCCTCCGTAAGAATGCTCATGACATGCTACTGATAATCCGTAACCATTGTCGCAATAGTAACGAACCACTTCGTTGTTTGGTCTGATTACTCTCTTTTTTGAATACATAGTTTTTAAACTTTGTTTGTTATGTACTTATTATAAACACTAGGGAGATTAAAATAAACCCCCCTTGTGCCACTTTATCAACTGTCATAGTTATAAAAAAGTTGATAATAAAGATCATTCATTAAGCCGACCTCAAACGATGTGCTTGCGTGTATGTCGGTTACTCCTTCGTAACATTTTAGGATTTCGTCGTATCCGTCAAATTCATACATTTAAACTACCTCCAAATCATCTGCATGAAATGATAAAAGATCATCGGTTGTTTCTGCGTCATCGTCAGCAATAGTGACAAGGTTTTTATACATGTCCACAATTTGCCCAGTAATAGGGCAAAGAGTGTTTTTTGTTTGTACTCTGTCTCCGATATTCATTGGCATAACTCCTGAAATTTGTTGTTTGCGATTTCGATTTGCTTCTCTTCGTCAAGGTACGGGAATGCCTCCTGTACCTCGTCAAAGATTTGTAATAGCATGTCTTCGTGGTGTAGTGTACTCATAATTAATAGGTGATTACTTGAAAGTGTGCGTCAATAAAGTCTTGCTCTCTTTTTCTTTTTCTCAACTCCTGCTCACACTCAAAAAGTCTTTGGTCTTCCTCTGGTGTGTTTAGAAGTCTTAATTTTGAGAGTGCTTTAACGATTGTCTTTAACTCTTCTGTGCTTCTGTGTGCTTGTGGATTCATAGGAAACAAATTAGAATGATGATGTAAAGGAAAACTCCTGTTGATATACTCATTATAACCCCCTAGACCAAATTGTCTAGGTAGGTTTGTGACACTTCTTTTGCTGGCACACCATCAATCCATTTGTTGATGTGTCGTGATGTGGTCACACTCCACCACTTCTCAGTTCTTACGAATCCCTCCCCGAATACGTAGGCAGCAACTGGTGTGCG